ATCAAGGAGAAAGACATGCCGACCAAGAATCCGACGTTTTCAAGAACAACGACCATGTTTGGCACCACGGTGTCCTTGGCAACCAAGGATGGTTCGTACAGCGAGGTGATCGCCGAGAACCTGTCGGTCGATCCGTTCAAGAACCGAACCCACCAGTTCGAGGGCGGATATCAGTTCCGCAGTCCAAACATCCCGCTCGAGGAGTGGGAAGGAACCCTAAAGAGCCTGTCGATGCTGGATGGTAAGTTTGCCATCTCCGCCGAGGTTGACACGGAAACCAAGAACGTTACGGCCAAGATCCGCATCGCCGAGAAGGAAGATGCGGCCATGTTCGCCTGGACCAACGTGTCGGTCTGGCAAAAATGGGGAGATGCCCAGGAACAGGAGCTCAAGGAGGACCGCAAGGCTTCGAGGAAGCCCAAGATCTTCGTCGACAAGGACGGCAATCTCAAGGCCAGGGTCAGGGTTAACTCTCTTGGAAAATGACGAGCTGGACGAGCTAGCGGATCGAATCCTACAGATATTGGTATTTGAACCCTGGGATGATTCAACCAAGGCTAGCTTGGATTGCTATCTAAAGCTCAGGGGCATACCATATCTTGCCGAGGATCGTTTGTCCAGCGACGGCTCCCTGCGATTGGTACTAAAGATCGATGGTACCATACGATCGGTTTCCATATCTAAGGTGTCTTAACCAGCTGTATCGTCCTCTTCTTTAGTCGGCGGTTGATCAGGTCCATCATGTTGATGGATGGTCCGACAACGATGTTGGTCTCCTTGCGGGCAAAGGTTTTCAACCAGGGTTTGAATGGTTTGAACCGGTCCCTGAGGAACAGGTTGATCGGGATGGTCCTGTTGCTCTCCCACCACCAGGTCTCTCCGCACTGGAGAAATTCCTTCTTCATTTGCTGTGGAAAATTAGCATCAAGCACGTATATGCTGATGAAACTGTTATCGGAATTCTGCATGATTCCGATGTGCTCGGTCCCGAGGTAGCTGACGATCGTCAGGAACGGGAACTTCTCTTGCAATAGCTTTCGTGTTTCTGGGGTCATTTTGCGGCCGTTAATTGGTGCGGGTATTTATGGATAAATAGACCGAGTGAGGCAAAACGATAAACCATGGCTGACCAGGTGTTATTCAAGTTCAAGGAATATGTACAGCTATGGCAGACCGATAGGAATGTGCCTAACATAAATGGACCCATGATACAGTACAACACCAAGATCTACAAGGGCGCGACCAACACCATAGACTTCCAGGTGAGGAACAACGATCGGAAACCAGTAAACCTGGTCGGTTACCAGATAGAGGCCCTGGTGCAACGGGTCGAGCAACCGGAATTGTTGCTAACAAAACCAGTGCAGGCCACGAACGACACATCCGGTAAGTGCCGTCTAACCCTGCTACCCGGAGAGATTGAAACCTGGTTGGCCGGATATTATCGATACACCATCCGTCTTACTGACGTAACCGGAAAACAAGAATTCCTTTACACCGATGCCAATCGCAGCACGTTTGGACAGTTTGAGCTGATAGAGGGGATGGAGGTAGCACTAGCACCATCCAAGGTAATCCTGGCGTCAGAATTCACTCCCTATCCAACCGGAGAATACGATAACAGCTGGACTACCGGGGCGCTCGTCGGTGATGCACAGGACAATCGAAGCAATGGCATGCATACCATCGTCGTGTATGTCTCCGAAAATTTCATGGGAGACTTCTGGATACAGGGAAGCCTAACCACCCAGGCCCCTGGGCCAACCGATTGGTTTGACATCCCCCTTACCAGCAGCACCAAGTATTTCCGATATGAGGGCAACGGCCCTCGGATCCAGGTATTCAATCTCACCGGAAATTATTATTGGATCAAGATGTATTACACGGTGAATCCGGTGAACAAGGGCACATTTAATAAGGTCCTCTACAAGAGCTGAGATTGTGACCATCAGCAGATCACTCATAAAATGTGATCATGCCTCTCCTAGTCCATCAATTGGTCCAAGATCATCTCCCGGTCCGCAGGAAACAAAATGCCAAGGGTTGGTGGACCTTTGATGCCGTATGCTGCCATCACCGGGGACATAACCATGATACCAGGGGGCGCGGGAACTTCCTGGCCTCGCCGGATGGCACCATGAGGGCCAACTGCTACAACTGTGGGTTCAAGGCAACATACAAGAACGGTGAAATAAGCCACAGATTCGAAACATGGCTGGGATATCTCGGAGTACCCCGAGATAGGATACAGGAAGCCAAGCTGGAAATACTCAGCAAGAAACTAAATGGTGAGCTAGAAACCATCGAGAAGACCGAATGGTTTAGGACCGAGGATTTCCCGGAGACGGATTTACCGGTCGGTGCAAAACCCCTATCACATTGGGCCTCCATGGACGATCCACCGAAGGATTTCATGGATTGCATTGGATATCTCTCATCCAGGGGCAGGGCCGTTTACGAGAACTGGGATTACCACTGGACCCCGGTATCCTCCAGATCACAGCCGGAATTCAACCACAGGATCATCATACCATTCAAGCACCGTGATAGGATCGTCGGTTGGTCCGGTCGATATCGCGGAAAGCCACCAGGGCGGATACCCAGGTATTTCAATAGTGACGTTCCACCAGGTTATCTGTTCAATGGAGACGTGATCTCAAAAAGGAACAGGGAATTCGTCCTGATACTCGAGGGACCGTTTGACGCGATATCCGTTGACGGGGTGTCCCCTCTTGGTAGCACCATGAACGCATCACAGATAGCATGGTTGAACAGCACCGACAAGACCAAGATAGTAGTACCAGACAGGGAATCAAAAAATCAAGAACTGATAGATACCGCGATAGAACAGGGGTGGCACGTGAGCTTCCCAGACTGGGAACCCAGGATCAAGGATGCTGCGGCAGCATCGGAGAGATATGGCAGGATATACACGCTGCACAGCATATTAGCAGCACGCATCAATGATCATCTCGGCATTGGGGTGAAACGACAGATGTTAGGAGGATGAGGATGGTAACGGAACCGGAAGAAATCAAGGAATACAACGAAGAAAAGCAAAAGCTGCTGATAGACGTGCTTCTCAGCAGCGATGAGGTGTTTGCCCGCTGCCAGAACATCCTGAATGACAAATATTTCGTGAACAGGCTTAGGCCAGCCGTTCGATTCATACTCAAGCATGCGGAAAAGTACAACGTCCTTCCGAAGGTAGAGCAGGTCAATGCTGAGACCGGCATCGGGTTTGTACACATACCGGACATTGGAGTGCAGCACCAGGATGCTTTCCTCGATGAGATCGAGGAATTCTGCAAGAACCGTGCGTTGGCTTCGGCGGTGCTGGCCGGTGTCGATCTGGTAAAGAAGGGCGCTTACGGCGAGGTTGAACGGATGATCCGGGAGGCCATACTTATCAGCCTGCAAAGCGATCTCGGTACCAACTATTTTGAGGATCCCCGTGCCCGATTGATGAAGATCAAGGACAAGAACGGGCAGGTCAGCACCGGGTGGAAAGCCGTGGATGACAAGCTGTATGGCGGTGTGAACCGTGGTGAGATCACCATATGGTGTGCTGGATCCGGTGTTGGCAAGAGCTTGTTCCTGCAAAACATCGCCATCAATTTCGCCAAGCAAGGTCTCAACGTCATATACATCTCATTGGAGCTTTCTGAGGAGTTATGCTCCATGAGGATGGACAGCATGATCAGCGAGATCAGCACCAAGGAGATATTCCGAAATCTGGATACGGTTGAGATCAAGGTCAAACAGGCAGGTAACAAGAGCGGTAGCATGCATGTCAAGCAGATGCCGCAGGGCAGCACATGCAACGACATCAAGGCATATCTAAAGACCTACGAGATCGAAACGCTAAAGCGCCCGGATGTGTTGGTGGTGGATTACCTGGATCTGCTGTTCCCGAACAACAAGCGGATAGACCCTAGCAACCTCTTCGTCAAGGACAAGTTCGTAACGGAAGAGCTTCGTGGGTTGATGGTGGAACGGCAAATGATAGGGCAGACGGCGGCCCAGCTCAACCGAGGTGCCGTGCAGGAACAGGAGCACGATCATAGCCACATATCGGGTGGTATTTCGAAGATCCAGACGGCTGACAACGTGATATCAATCTATGCCTCGGCCGCGATGAAGGAGCGGGGGCAGTACCAGGTACAGTTCCTCAAGACCAGGAGCTCGAGCGGCGTTGGTAGCAAGGTAAACCTGGGTTTTGATCCAAACACCCTTAGGATATTCGATAGCGAGGAGGAACCCCAGGTGATAGCAGGAGGGAAGGCGGCTGATGCGTTTGCCGATCTCCGCCGAAAGAATGCTGCCATTGCCAAAAAGGAGGAAAAGGAAGCTCCGAAGCCGGATGCCGCCAAGAGCATAGTAGATCTAAGCAGCTTGACGGCATTGGTACGCAGATGAGGAAATCCGGAGCATTTCTCCGGATCTTCCATCAATCAAAATCAGCAACCCAACCGTATTTTGGATTCCATTCGGCGGTGTAATTATCGCCATCGGTATCCTTGAACACGAGTTCTGGTTGTCCCTGGGCTCCGAGCCTAAGTTGAATCATCTCGACCTTGCGATGGCGCGTTGGATCTCGAGCTATCGTATCCAGGTTTTCACCACGGCCGCTGTTATATCCGATGATTTCGACCTGAGTTTCGTTGAGACCAAGTTGATCCTTTTCATCCTTGGATCCATGGTTCCTGACGGCATCGATCATGCTCTTCATTTGGCCAATATCGTCACCGGAATTGTTTGCATTGGCTCGGTCCTTGGCCATGTATCCCTTGATCCGATTCGGATCCAGGTCCTCCTCAACACCTTCTCCAGTCGGACGGAGAACACCGGAGATCTTTCCCTTCCCTCCTTCCCAGTGCGTGAGGATATGATTAAACGCAACGGCAAGGGCATGCGCTTGGGCAGTGGTAAGCTTGGGATCCTCCTGCCTTAGGGAGTTGATTGCTGCCTTGAAATGCGCGACCTCCTCTTCCGGGATTTCCAGCAACTCAATAAGAGCCTGGACATTGATGCTACCGACTATTTTTTCCAGGCCAGCTGGCTTGGTAAGGATGCCATCTACCGGTTCCCCCTGGGTACCATCCGATTGGATGTCGTCGGTCCTTTTTGTTCCGGGTTTGTCATCTCCGGCTTCGTCTAGGTCGGTGATGTATTCGTCTAACTTATTGAGGATCTTTCGCATGTCCTCGGCTAGGAATCTGGTCATGTTTCTACTCCATTGGCAGTTTTAGAACTATTTATTGAATATGTGCGTTTAGGATAAATATCGCATCAATGTGTGAGACCTTAGATAATGGATTCTCTAAAGAGCATCATAGAAGAACTTGACGAGATAGTCCCAGCTAGAAACAAGCATGCCGTGATCGAAAGCCGGGCTACCCACGTCATCGCTTCTGCCGTCAATCTAGCTAGATTGATAAGAGAAAACTATCCAGAAGATACCGCTGACGATCTGGTCAAGCGCCTACATCGAAGCATTTTTA